ATTATAACCTTTTGTATCACTTTCAAAGAGTTTAATGAAGTGAGTTTCCTTTTCATTAATAAAGTTTTCATCTTCAGTTTGATAAGTTTCAATCACAGATAAGTCCCAACAATCTTCACCATATTTTCTAATTGCAGAATGAAATCTAAATTTTGAACCATTTCTTGCTGACGATAAATGACGATTCCAACGATGTTCTAATGAGTATTCAGTTTTTCCTATGTAAGATTTTCCGTTATTCTTATTGGTAATTTTATAAACAATATATGTTTTCATTATAGGAAGTGTAATCTCATAACTATTTATAAAATAAAGAAATTACACTTCCTATCATACTAGTTGATTACCAACTCATCTGTTTCAGTTAAGTGCTTTGCCATCACATATCCACGATTTTTAGTGAATACTTTATGCTCTGGTGTAACTACAATACTCTTACCACTTTCTTCATCAGTAATTTTCATCACCTTTGCCTTTGGTGAAGTTTCATCAAAGGCAGTAATTGGTTTCCATTCTTGTTGATTAGTTTCTGTATTATAAGAAAGAACTTGAATTGAATTCAAAGAAACACCTTCTTCAATAATATCTTGTAATTGTCGTATTTCTATGTCAAGTTCCTGATGATAAGATCTTGAAATTTTTACAAATTTACTATGCTGTCCGTCATATTCTTCGTTAGTAGTAACTTTTATAGTAATTCCAGTATCACCAGCAACACAAAGATTGCTCATCTCAACTTTATCCACAAAGGAAGAATGTGAGTTGCAATGGTCAATATTCATAATGTAGATACGACCAGTTTCTGCCCTCTCTTTCAGAATATCCAAAATGAGTTCTTGAGCTCCGATAGTTTTTCTTGGAATAGATTCATCTCGTTCATAACGAACATATAACTCGTCAAATCTATCAGTGCCAAAAGCATCATACAAACCAGGAACATCGTGTGGAGAGAAGAGTGTGATTTCTCCGTTTTGAATGAATCGTTCATAGAAAAGTTTGCTGATTTGAATAGAGTAATCTAGTTTACGAACTCGGTTATCTTCAGTTCCTTTATTATTCTTTAGGACAATAATATCTTCTATTTCTTGGTGCCAGATTGGGAAGTGGACAGTTGCTGATCCACCACGGATGCCATTTTGAGTGCAGCATCGGACAGTTGCCTCAAACTTTTTGAGGAATGGGACAACACCTGTATGCTGAACTTCTCCACCTCTGATTTTACTGTTGATTCCACGGATGCGACCTGCGTTGATACCGATTCCCGCCCTCTGTGCAACATATCTGCCGATAGCCATATCAGAACTAAAGATGCTATCGAGGGTGTCATCAGAATCAACAAGAACGCAACTAGCAAATTGTCTAAGTGGCGTTCTAACTCCTGCCATAATGGGAGTTGGGATGTTGATCTTGTGTTTTGAGATTGCGTTGTAGTATCTTTTGACATATTCCAGTCTTGTTTCCTTTGGGTATTCAGCAAAGATCGTCAAAGCAATCATGATGTACATGAACTGGGGAGTTTCATAAACCTTCCCAGAACTCCTATCTTGAACAAGATATTTATCAATAACTTGCCTAAGACCCGCATAGGTAAAAAGCATATCTCTTTCATGGTCAATAAAAGAATTTGCTTTATCAATATCTTCTTTAGAATATTTAACTAAAATTTGTTCATCATAAATTTCCTTATTTACACAAGTCAAAATGTGGTCATAAAGATGCGAATTATAATTAATCACTCCATATAGACTTTTCCTCAAAGAGAACAAAAGCAATCTTGCCGCAACATATTGATAATTTGGATGATCCAAATCAATCAGATCACTAGCACTACGAATGAGAATTTCTTGAATCTCCGCAGTAGTGATTCCGTCATAAAATTGAATTCCAGATTGCATCTCAACCTGAGATGCAGAAACACCTGCAAGGTTACTGCAAGATTCTTCTACCATCAAGTGCATTTTATCAAGATCAAGAGACTCAATAGAACCATTTCTTTTTTTGACTTTTAATCCGTTACTCATACTCGTTTCCAACTAATAAGTTTTGTCTTTGCTTCTAAACCAGAATAGGTACTTGATTTTAACACATCCATAACGTTACGTCCAGTAAGCACCATTTCATTGATGTCTTTTTCTTTAATATCGGAAGGCCAAATAACAACAGGAAAATTCAAATCAATTGCTTTCTGTATTCTATCCACAATTTGTTTATTTCTTTTTTCATTATCATAAACCATTACAAACTCAGTTTCAAAATTTGTAATAAAAAACATTTTATCAATATCAGCACCAACCATTGCAATTGCATTATCTAAAAACATACTATCAAAAGGTCCTTCTGTTATGTAAACAATTTTGTTCCAATCAATTTTATCAAGACCGTACATTTTGGGGTGGTGGTCATCTAAGATAATTGTAATGTATTTGACTTTTGAGTTTTTATTTAAACTACGACCTTGAAATCCAAATATTTGCCCATTATTAATTAATGGAATTATAATTCTTGGTTCATCTCGGTCAGTTGATTCAAAAGTATATTTTTGTTCATTTGTCCATTGTTTAAATTTTTCACAATAATACAATTGTTCTAAAAATTTTTCTGGAATTTTTCTGTTTTGTAAATATAATTTTGCTGGGTGCTCAGTATTTAGTTCTGTTATTGTTGGTAGGTTTATTTTATATTTTTTTTCAAAAACAGGTTTTTCAAATTCAAATTTTGGAGTCGGAGTGTTAGAATTTTTCCCCGTAATTCCACTTTTATATCTTTCCATCACATATTGATCATAAAGTGATGAATCTAAATCCTTTAAAAAATTTGTAAATGTTCTTGATACACCACAATTATGACATTTATAATTGTGGTCATTCTTTAACTTGTAGATATATCCTCTCGCTTTATTCTTGTGACGTTGTGAATCTCCACAATAGGGGCACCTAAAGTTATAAAGACCATTCTTTACTTGTTTAAATTTTTGAAGACGTGAAGATACAAGTCCAACGTACTTGGAATCAATTAAACTCATTGAAATAAGATGTCACTTCGTTCTTTCTATTCTACTCGGTTCTTGTTGCGGTGTCAAGGAAGAAAAAATGGGTGGAACAAATTCAATTAAAATAACAACAACTACCAACCCTCCTACTATTTGCCATCTAAATTTAGATATTCCTTCTACTTTTTCTTCTACCTTATCTATCCTTTCTCCCAATTCTTTACTTATTTGTTCGTGTTGTTCCTTTGAAGTCCTTTTAATATCTTCAATCATTGTAACAATTAAATTATCGGTTCTATTGCATTGTTCGATCTTTTCATTATGAATTGCAAGCATTTGACTGATATTTTGACTTGTCTCTCCGATTTTTTGGATTGCTGTATCAATCCTTTCCATCATCTGTTCATACACAGATAACCTCTCTTCTAAAATTGCTATCTTTGTATCATTTGATGGTGATTGAAACATTTTCCTAATTATTGTGGAGGTTTTCTTCTTTGCATTTTTGCAAGATCTTTAAAAAAAGGATTCCAGTTTCTTCTTCTTCCTTTTCTCAAATCAACTGGTGGTTGATCGGGTGGCAATCCCGCAATATTAATTGGACCATTTGGATTATTTGTAGAATTAGCAATTACAGAAGATCCCATCTCCTCCTTAATATCACGAATAATTTTAATTAATCTATCTACTTTATCCATTAGATCACATTTAATTGCTTTAGAAAATTTATATCTATAGGTATATTATGAACATCAGTCTTTGGATACTCAGGAAGTCTTCCCAAATAAACAATAAAAGTTTTAAGGATGCTCCAAAACTGACTATCAACTTTATAAAATAATAAAGGAGTTGCAGCATCCCCAAATACATTGTATATAATTATAAAATGATTAATTAAAAGATGAATATTTAATGTACCTGATGACTTATGCTTCTTTAATAATCTGTTAATCCAATTAAATCTTTTCAAATCTTCATAGAAATCATCTTGAGTTAAAGATTGTGGATTATCGTAATTCTTAATTGCAAATATCAAATAGTTATCTTCGTTCAATTCATCAAATCTCATATATCAATTATGCATAAGTGAGTCTTGCTGCATCAGATGTCTCTGCAGCACCAGCAGCAGTGGTAATGTTAACTCTAAAGTAGTAACCATCAGGTCTGTCAGCAGTTGTAGTTGTTGCTGCAATTCCAAGAGTTGCTGTAGTTGGGTTGGTGTAAATAAGACCACCAAGCAATCCAGTAGTAACATTGGTATATGCTGCTCCAACAGCAGTTGAGAACTGCCACTGATAAGAAAGTGTAGCAGAATCATTTGCTGCTGCAGTAACTGAGAATGTTTGAGCTGCAGTTGTTGCGACACCAACTAGAGCAGTTGGTTGAGCACTGATAGTAATATAATTATCTGCATATACTGCATCATCATCAGCATCTCCAGTTGCAGAGTATGTTGCAAGAGCACTAGTGCTAATACCAGACATTGCAACAAGAGTTTCAGTCTTGACTCTAAGATTTCCGTGAGTATCAATGTAAGTATGGACTCCTACCCAACCTGAGTGTGCAGCAGCATAATTAGATCCAGATTCAGTAGCAGCAGTTTGCTCAAACTCATCAACACCATATACTCTGTTAGTTGATGCAGAATTGCCAGTTCCAGTTATGGTAGCAAAGTTTGAATCTTCTAAAGTATAAACTGGTTTTTGAGATATTGAATACGCAATTCCAGCAATAGCAGCACCACTTAGATACTGAGTAGTTGCAATTGAAATTTTGGTTTCGGATGTAATGCCAGAAATTACTGCATTTCCAAAAGTTCCACCGGCACCAATAGTAATCACAGCACCAGTAGTTAGACCTACTGCTAAAAATGATGTACCAGCACCAGTAATCGTTTTATTTGCATAATCGACAGTAACTGTTCCTGGTGAGAAAATACCGTCTGCCTTACCCCAAAGTGCCATTTCTTTTTTCCGTAAGTTTTTTCTTATACTGATATTTATAAAAAAAGAAGACCTTTACTTTTAGTCTTCCTTATGTTTATGTAAAAGTGTTTTTAAAAAATGGTTAATTAAATCTAATATTCCATTCTCTTCAAATCTTTTTGTTTTTGCTAACCACTCAGAGATTGTCAATAAAAATGCAAGAGCAAAAGTGAATCCCCAATTAGTTAGCAAACAAGTAATCATTCTTGTGGTTTAAAGAGTTTTTCTTTTACAAGCTCATAAACTACATTATCAATACTGTTATCTGTACTATCAACATACTTTTTAAGTAAGTCAAGAACCAGATTTTTAACAGATGGATGAGTTGCGACTGAGATAATCAGTGGTTTTACCACATTGACTAATACATCTCTCATTATGTCCTCCGTGCGAAGAGTATCCTATTCTATTTAGGAATTGATGTCTCTTTAATCACCACTTAACTTTGTTGACTCCTGCGATATTAATAGATTCTGAAATGAATTGTTGAAAGGATTTCATTCTATTTTACCTTTTTTACCATTTCACAAGATTAGACCAATAAGCAGCAGACATTTTTCCCTTTGCTATATTCTTTGCGTGTCTATTTTGAAATCTATGACGACGACTTGCATATGCTTCAGACTCTCCTTCTTTTTTCGGAGAACCCTTAACTCCAAGTTGCCCAAAACGAATAATCTTTTCTTTTCCACCTTCACAAGCCTTCACAATATGTGATTTACCTGTTTCTCCAGACCCGTGTGCTTGTGCTTTTGGTTTATTGCACTTCATCGCATCTTTATCAACTGCTTCACCAATGATACCATTAATTAATTGAGAGTTTTTTCTTCTTTTCTTCTTATCCAATGATTTCAAAACGAGCATCAATAAGAGTTTTTTTTTATCAACAGACTCAGAAATACCTTCATCACTTTGCAAATAGTTAGAAGCAGTGTCAATATAATCTGCTGCTCTTGTGATTTTTGATTGAACCCAAGCAGGCATTTGCATATCTGCTTTCTTTATTTTTTTACGAAGTGCCTTGATTGCTCTTTCCATTTGGTCCAATTCAACATTTGCCATATAACCTTCGTCATCTTTTTTCTGACCACTAGCAACTTCTTTATGATCTTCAGAAATATTTGGATTAATTTCAATAACATTTGAATTGTTGCCTTTCATTACATCAACAACATCAGACTTTTTATTTGTCTTTACATTTTTGTCATTTTTTAATTCATCAACTTCAAATATAAATTCTTCTCTCCAATTTGAAAATTCTTCAGTATTCATTCTTTGAGAAATAAGTCCTGCTCTAATTTTTGGATTTTGTCTTGCCCTTTGACCTAAGGTTTTTGCTTTTGGACCTCTCGATCCTTCGGGAACACCCCCAGATGGAGGGAGTCTCTTGGTAGCAGGAACAAGTCTCTTAGTGACAGGAACAAGTCTCTTTTGATTTAGACTTGGTGATGAAGATTGAGATGGTCCAGAGTATGAAGGTGCTCCTGGTCTTTTTTTTCTTCCTGGTTTTTTTCTTTCTCTTGCTTTTTCTGGTTGATTTGAAGTAATCTCAGTTTCTTTTGCCCTTTTAAGATCTTTCTTTGCGTTAAGATAACCAGGAGTATGAATTGCTGCTTTTGCTAATCCACCAGCAAGAGAACCTAGATTACCAAGTGCCTTCATTGTGGCAGTTGCTCCACCTTCCTCGGCACCAATAGTATCGGCATTTACCCCACCAAGTGCTGATTTAATTCTTTCTTTTGATTTTTCTAAATTTTTTTCCTTTGATCTTATCAGTTTTTGTTTTTTATTTATCTCCTCCTGTTCTCTTTGTTTTGCAATTTCTTGCTCTCTTGTTGCCTGACGACGCTCAAGATAATCCAAATATCTGGAATCTTTTTTATCTTCTTTTTTTCTAGTTTTACCCTTACCCAAAGCAGCAGAACCTTTCATTGCTGTCTTAGCAATTTTCAGTCTTCTTTTTCTTTCTTCCTTTTCTTTGTTTCTATCTCTTGCTTCAGAAATAATCTCTGTCCAATCCTTCATCTTTTTGTAGATAAATTTTTCCTATTGGTATTTATCTTTTTCTTTGGCATAGTTTCCTTAATTTCAACATCAGTAAAAGAAACTACAGGTTCTTTTGGTGTTACTTCTTGTGCGTGTTTTCTGTATTTACAAGTCCCAACCTCATAAACTTCACGAACATCTTTCAACCAATTCTTAAACATTTTTCCATCTTCTGTTACACAAATCAAATAATTAGAACCTCTACGGAATACTTTCCCAACAAGACCACTACTCAAACTCTCAATAAATGTACCAACTTCAAAAAGACCATTATTTTTATAATTCCATCTCATTCCATCATAATCAAGTTCTGGAACAATTCTCCAAACTTCAGTGTCCTCAGTAACATTCATAGATTTTGAAACAATATTAAATATTTTTTCCTTATCTACTTGCTTAACACCAGAGGGTATTCCTTGAATAAATCCAGCATAATCTCCCACTGCCGCAGATGTTCTCATTTTTGCAGAAGAACCAGGGTCTTCAATCTCACTATCGGGGTCTTTAATTCCAGCAGATACAACTTGAATACTATTAAACTGATAGTCCTGTCCTTCACCTTTATGAACTAAACTTTGGAACTCCCCCAATCTATCTTGACCGACAACAATAATAACATCACTATATCCATCATTATAGATTGATACTAAAGAATCAAAAACTGTTCTAGTTTCTTCACTATCAATAATATAATCAGAATACTCCTTAAACATCATCCTCATAAGAGAAATTTTTGTTTTTGGACTTAATGGATTGGATTGCCCATCTTGTATTCTACTTGGATATATTCTATATTCATATCCCATTCTTTTTGCATTATTAAATCCTGCTTTTAATAATTGTTCGTGATTTTTGGATGGAGGATTAAATCTCCCAAGAACAATTACAATACCATTACCAGTCTGCTCTTCTGGTGGTTGTTCTGCTGCAGTTGATTGCACTTGCTGTGGTACAGCACTACTTTGTTTTTTTATTTCTTCTCCTGGTATTCCATCTTGAGATATAGTATCACCCTGACCAAACAACTTTAATTTTCCCTTAACCGTTTTCGCAACAAAATTTCCTTGCTTATCGTACCAATCACCGTGTCCGTTCCCAACAAGACCACGATTTTTTGCCTCGGTAGATGCAAGGGTTTCTACTGCTTCTTTTACAAATTGAGCAAAACTCTTCATTACTACTATAGTTTTTAAGTATTTATAATTTACTATGTAGTAGATTAATTAAAGTACTATTATCTAAACTATATTGACTTGCTGGAAGACCAGACGACTTAAAAGTTAAAGTTGGACTATATGTACGTTGAGATGTACTTGATTTTCCTCTCAAAACTAATTCAGCAGTAGTAGGATTAAAGGATGGTATGTTTATTCCCAAAAGACCTCTCAAGTTTTTTACGTCTTCACCCATAACATAAAACCCACTATTTCTAATTTGAATATAATAAACTCCCTTGGAATTATAGTAATCAATAATACTATCGGAAATTTTTGGACCCTGAACTAATGTTTTTGTAGGAAATGGATTTGCCTTCCCTGTTGCCTGTTTGAGTATTTTTTCATAATATAAAAGTTTAGAAAGTTGCTTTACATTAATTGCTTCTTGTAAATCTTCTGCAGTTATATTTTTATTCGGAAGGTCCCAGGCATCTTCTATTAAACTACCAATAGAATAAGTATTAAAAAGAGAATTATATAAAGCAGATATATCTGCGACTTCATCTCTTTTATTTGATGGAACCCAAGAACTTCCATCAAATGTTATTGATTTTTGCCCAAAATCAGCACCTGTTGTTGTTTTTGCTTCTACCAACAAAGATTGACCAGGATTATTAACTGAAGGTATAATTATATCAGGACCAGATGAATATCCAGCAGTCCTTGGAATATTTTTAAATACTGCATTCAATTTATTTCTAAGTGCAGTTTCGTAATTTTTTCCTGCTGCAGCTGCTTGTGCGGACATTAAAAAACCCCCAACTTCTCTTATTTAGAAAATTAGGGGATATTTTTTTATTATTCAACCACTTTACTGATTGCATCATCAAAATTAGAAATAACCACACGAATATCTGAAATTCGTGGAGGAACACTCATTTCATCATAAGTGTATCCCTTTTGAGATTCAAAAAGAATTTGACGTACTGCCGCAGCAGAACGAACATCCATTTTAATTGATACTTGTTTTTCTTTAGTCATCGGTCGTCATCTTAATATTATAATACTATCACAGTTTATCTTTTTTGTAAAGAAGTTTCCACCCACGATATTCATCATAAATTCCAAGGGTATTTCTACCCTCTCATATCAAATATCACCCTCCTCTCTATTTTCAGAATAAAACGCATCAAAATATCCTTCTGGATATCTTTTTAAGAGTTTTTCAATATTCATTTTAATAATCTCATCAAGAGGAGTATCAAGAGCAATACAAATTTGGGCAACATACCACATCAGGTCTCCCAATTCTCTTTGAATATGAAACTTGGTATCTTCATTCCAACTTTTCCCCTGAAAGACAAGTTTTTTTACAACTTCAAGCAATTCTCCACTTTCTGCTGCAGCACCTACTGCTCCAGTCAGAAGTCGTTCAATATTAGCACCTTTCTCATCAAGAGCAACCAGTCGGTCAGACAAAGCAAGAAAGTCTTTAGATGCATCAGAAGTTACAGCATCCACAAACTCAGCATACTTATCAAAATTAACGTGTTTAGCAGTTTCCATTAAAATTTAAATCCCTCAAACGACTTTTTAGGTTTCTTTTCTTCATAATTATACTCTTCCTCTTGTCCAGAGTCAAGTATGTCTTTTTGAGCACTTTGCTCTACATCAAATAAACGCATTTTTGCTCTATCAATCCCAACCACAAATCTTTTATAAATGGACTTATCACCATATCGATTTTTCAATTGTTTTACCATAATCTGCCCAAGTTGTTCCAATTCTTCTGTGCTTATTAATGCAACAAGAAAATCGGCAGTCGCGGGAAGTCCAAAACTATTTTTTGTTAGAATTCCGTTACAATAAAATAAATTATCTCCAGAAACACTTAGATCCATAGTTTCTTTTATTCCACATTCTTCTATCATTACAATTTCATCATTATAATCAATATTTTTATCAGATAAAAGATTTTTTTCGTTTTTTTCAGTTTCTAACTTAATTAGTAAATCGGACAATTCAAATAAGTCTAAATTACTAAAACCAGATCGAATTAATTTATCTGCCTTGTATAAACATTTTTCCTCAAGATCAGTCATTCAACACCACTCCACTTAAATACTTCACCTTTTCCGGAAAGTCATCGTCATTCCAAACATAATATACCACATATCCACGAGAAATGGCAAGGTTTTCTTTTGACTTTTGATACTCCAATACTTTATTATAATCACCAATACCTTTCCATTCTTCCTTTTTTCTTGGATGCCAAAACAAATTATTATATTCTATAATTATTTTTTTACTCTTAATCACAAAATCATAAAAATAACTTTGCCCAAGTTCAGAATCAGTCAAAGCAAATTCTTTGTTTCCAGAAATTCCCCAAACTACATCATCCTTTTTTATTCCATTTTTTCTTATTACTTTATATATTTTTATCAAAAATTTTAATGATTCTTTAGAAACATATGTAGTGACTGTTTTAGTTCCATACCTTTCAACCATAGACTTTATTCTTTTATTAACCCCATTATAAAATATTTTTTTACCCTCCTTTTCACCATATTTTTTAATATATCTACTTAAAGTATTGGAGCATTTATCTAAATACGGTTTTCTTAAGTTTTCAATTTCAGCAATGTTATCAAAACCAAGATTTTTCCAATACTCAACACAGATTGGATTTTGTATTTTATAATTGAATGTTTTTTCGTGTCGTTTTTTAGAATTATTTGATTGTATTTCTGATATTTTTTCTTTTGCTTTTATTTCTGTATATCCTTTATCCAACCAATATTTGACAGTTAAATTACTCTTTACCACTGGTTTAGGTCTATTTTTTAGTTTATTTTCATATAGGTTAAGTTGATCTTTACCATATCTAATTTCTATTTTTTTCTTTACACTTTTTTCAGACTTATATTCATCATGTTTTTGTTGTATCTCATTCTCATATAACAGAGATAGATCACATAATAAACCGATAGTTCTTAATTGGGAACTGTTTG